CTGAACTGGGTTACCTTTAATAGTTGTACCTGCTCCTGCTTCACCGCTTTCTTCTGTATCTGCACGTAGGATATTTGCAGTTGTTCCGCCCATATCGTTTTTACCTGCTACAGATGATTTTGTGTTTGTGCCGTTATCACCGTGCTTTGCTGGTGCAACTTTTTCTACATACTCGCGCATTTGCTCACCTGGAGTTTTTTCAGCTTCTTCAACTTCTTCGTCTGATGCTTCTTCAACTTCTTCGTCTGATGCTTCTTCAACTTCTTCGTCTGCTGATTCGTATGTAAACGCTTCTTCTTTTTCTTCTTCGCCTTCTTCGCCTTCTTCGCCTTCTTCGTCGCCAGCCTTGTCGCCGCCGTCAAGTAATTCAGCAAATTTAGCTTCTAACTCTTCAATTTCATCTTTTACGTTATGAATGATTTCCATTGCGTCATTTTCGTCGCCTTTGTCGTCCATGTCCATGTCGTCGCCATCTTCGTCGTCCATGTCTGGCTCCATGTCACCCATCATATCATCTGCTGGATCACCGCCCATCATTGGGTCAGCTTCTACTTCAAACTCATCTAGGTCAAAACCTTCTTCTAGATCATCATCAGACTCTTCTACTTCTTCGTCTGCTTCGTCTAGGTCTTCATCTGATTCATCTACTTCTTCGTCTGATGCTTCATCTACTTCTTCGTCTGATGCTTCATCTACTTCTTCGTCTTCTAGTAATGATTCATAAATATCTCTTGATTTTTCTACCACAATCTCGTGGAATAATGCTTCTGCACCTTCTTTGTCTTCATTGACAAGAAGTTCAAGCATTGCTTCAAACTTGCTACGATCTGCCATTGTTTTCTCCTGTTAAAAAATAGATACCGCGTACACGGTATGGGCTGTCAATATTATTTACTCTATTTGCACGAAAATGGGCTGAAACGGCACGTTTTGCTATCCGTAACACCATTAAATGCTATGTTAAGTTGTGAATTTTAACAAATTCATCAACATACATATGCCTTAAGTTTCGAATATTTATTAATTCTTTAGGAATAAATCCATCTTTATCGATAACTCTAACATAGTTAATGTGTTCGTTTTCCTTAACAGTTATCTGCGTTTGCTTTAACCAATTGCCATAAAACGTTGCTCGATCGCTTTGTTTTTTATAGTTTATAGTATTTGCATAGATGTTATTAACCCAGCGACCTTTATCAACGCCTTTATAATCAAAACCTAAAATATATATAGTTTCATACATATGCTTACTTGCAAGCCATAATGCTGTAGGGCCGCTTGACCATCCTTTGCTAGGGTTGAATAAATTTAGCCCTTCAATTTTTTTATAACTTCTATTCGGATTAGTATACACAGGATTATCTAGATGCCATCCAGTCTTAGTTATTTCTAATACCATTCGTGTATCAACTGCAATTAAATAGTCAGGTCGATATTCTCTGTAAAGTGCATTGCATCCGTAAACCTTACCTAACTTTTTCATTTCATCAATTGATATCATTTTGCGGCTTGTACCATTACCGCACACAAATGCAAGTGATTCGTTTTTCTTTTCTATAGTTTCGTAATTATCAGTAGATCGAGTAGGAATTAATTTCTGTTTAAATTCTTTTTCGTGTCGCTTGGCTGCTTTAGCTGATGCTCTAGCTTTTTTTATTTTTACCCATTCTGATTTTGTATATAACGACTTGTCAATTTTTGGCACTACATTCCTGCCTCTGCGTTTGCAGATACACCGTACATCTGTCTAATAAAATGAAGATCTTTAATTTTTTCTTCTTTATGTAGATCAGCTGCTTTTCGAATACGATTTATCTGACGCAGAGTAAGTCTTGTTTTACGTGTGTCATCGATATCTAAAGGAGAACTATCATTCTCAGGCTCGTAGCGATCGTTCTCTACAGGCTCGACAGTTTCTTTATCAAAATAATATAGTTCTCTTAGTATCATGTTATTATTTATATCGTTTGTTCTTTTGGAGCAGCCATACCGCCTAGATCTTGACTCGTCGTTGTTTCTGGGCCGTCGCCTTCGGATCCTTGTATTGGATCTTCACTATCTAATGATTCATCTTCAATACCGCCTAGATCTCCTTCAATGCCTGCACTACTAATACCAGCGCCTCGCATCTCTGCTGATGCATCATCTGTCATTGGTTGTAGATCCTCTTCATTCTCTTCACGCCATAGTCTTTCATTCTCTGCAATTTCTTCAGCAGTAAGACCTAAGAATCGTTCAAGTGCAAATCTATTTGAAATATATGGTAATGCAGCCATTTGCGTGTATGTCGGAACTCTTGCATTATCAATTTCACTTTGTCTATAACTAGCAAAGTTTTGCGGAGGTTGAAATTTAAGACTAAACATACTTGTATCAATATTAATACCTTTATCAAGCATATAACGTTTAAACTCTGTATCAAACTCTTCTACAATTAATCCTTGTAAGCGTTCGCAGTATGTGTTAAATCGTAACTCTTGTATGTACGCTGTTCCGACTCTACCATCATTATACTGACTGCTTGCATCATCTGCACCGGTTGGTAAGTAACTTGACGGAATACGTAATCCGCGAACTAACTTATTAGTAAAATATCTAAGGTCGTCGATCTCTCCTAAATTAGTACCTCCAGGAAGTGTTTCAACTTTAGAACCTCTGCCTTCTGCTGTTTGCGGGAAAAAGTAATCTTCATTTATAGACAACGGATTATAACTACTATCTATGACATTTTGCCCTCCACCCGTTTGTGATGGAATACGTCTTTGATGTATTTCTGTCTTTACTCTTTCAACAAATTGCATTGCCAAGTGACTTGGCATGTTGCCCACATCTACATAAAATACTCTGCGCTCTGGTGCACGTTGTACTCTGTAAATAATAATTGCGTCTTCTAATAATTCTTTTTGTTTGTATACTTTGAATACAGTTTCTAATAACGAATTACCAAATGGATAGTTTTTATCTAAACCCTCTGACAAACTTAGATGTACCATATGCTTTGCATCGATACAAATTTCGTTTTCTTCATTTTGCCAACGATTGCCATTAGGTACAGGACCCTTGCCTGTCATATTAGTTGTACCTGCACCAGGATAACCTGCGCCTGTTGGTCCAGTACCTGTTGTATCAAACGGTGTTGTTGCAACCATATCTTTAAAATTTACATTAAAATCTTTAATTACATACTGCTCCGGAGCCTTGCCTTCGCTTTCATTTACAATAATTTTAGTTACATTACCCGGATCAACATGAAACCACTTTTGTGTTTCTGGATCACGCACAAAGAATTGATCGCCATACTTAAATGCATTTCTAAATAATCTAAACATACGTGTTTCAAAGTTTTGTATTTTACTCCACTGTTGTAGATATTGTGATATAATTGTTACTTCACTGTTAGTTGCTTTTTGTTTAAAGTCAATTTTAAAATGTGTATTGTTTTGTTCATTAAGTTGTGTACAAAATTCTGATAGAATATCTAGTGCAGCATTAACTTCTGAATCTTGATCCATTGTGTTGTATTGTCCATAACGTTCAACACGGTTAGGTGTACCAACATAAACATCAGGCAAATAACTAGAATAGTTTGATCTAGCAGGTCCAGGCATGCTAGTTTGTCCACCTGTAGTCGAAAAGGGAGAAAAACTTCCATTTGGATTATTACTAGTAGATACTGGGGTGAAGTACTTTTTCCAACTCATTTATCAACGGCTCCTATTTCTTCCGCTTGTTCTTTGTTCTTTTGTCTTATACGGGTTGCCTATACTAGTATTAGTTCCGACACTGCCTGTATTTTTTGCTACTTGCTGCATAATTTTATTTCCATTCAACTTTAAACCAATTAGATGAATTATATTGTTATTTAACTCTGTAAACTGTTCTGAGCTCATACCCTGGCCGCCATTGCCAAGTAATGCTGAACCTGCATTTTCACCTGTTGAGAATGGCATATAACTATTATCTTTTGTTAGCTCTTCATTAATTTTTTCTAACTGATCGCCCATTATTCGTAGCTGTGTGTTAAACTTTGCAAGTTCGATTGTTTTAAATTCACCAGTTAGTGCGTTTATATTTTCTCTTAGACCAGTTATTGCACCGATTCTTTCAAATGCGCCGGCGATACGTTCCATTCCTTCAGAAGCACCTGCATAACGTTCAGTAAGTCTTACTGTAGCTGCGTCTAGTGGAGGTGCACTTGTTTGTGCCACTGGTGTCTGTGCATTTGAATCCTTGTCTAGTGGAGGTGCACTTGTTTGTGCCGCTGGTGTTTGTGCGATTGAATCCTTTGTTACATCACCAACAACTGCGCCTGCTGCTGCGGAACCTACAGTATCACCTGCCATATATCCAAGTGTGCCGCCGATTAATGATCCTAAAATTCCGCCAATTGCTGCTCCAATTGGTCCGCCCATTGCACCAACCATAGCACCTGCAGATGCGCCTGCCCATGCGCCGCCAACGCCGCCAACAGTTCCAGCAGCAGCGCCAGTTCCGTCTACAATTTTTTCATCTTTAGACATTTCATCATCAGCTAATATTGATCCTAATGTAAATAGTCCCATTACTGCTGCTAATGCACCGCCACCGCCTTTAATCTTAGGCATTTTCTTCCACCATTTATCGTTTTTACCATCAGGTAAGTCAACATCAGGTTTTTTAGATGTTGTTTTAGACTTGCTGTTAGGATCTGTTACATATTTGTTAGTCGACGAGTCTTTTAAGCGGCCATCTTTATCTCTATATGTACCTTTAGGATCAGTTTTTAGATTTTTTGTAACATAATCTTTCATTCCAGTTTTTCCTACACCCATCATCGAGCCGATGCCCTTTATAAGTGCTTTAGATACTGATGCTAATCCAAATATTGTTTTGAATGCAAGTTTTAACGCTCCAATTGGTCCTGCTAGTGCAAATATAGCAGTAAACCCTGCTGCGGCTGCTACTCCTGCTGCTTCAATCCATGTAAGGTTACTTAATCCTTCTTTTATTCCCGACATTAACGCATTAGCAACAGTAGTTCCAAGGCCAGTAAAAAGTCCCGGTATTTCCTTTTCCATTGTTTCTGTAGCACCTTGTGGGCCGGTTTCAACTGTTTCTGTTTTAGTATATCCGAACAACACATCCGTTAATGCAGTACCAAGCCCTGATAAAGAGGTTGAAATAGTTTCTTTCCAGCCAAATGTCTTTATATCTTCAAGAAAATTGCTTACCCAAGAAGACATATCGTCAAAACCTGTTTTAATTTTTGCAATATTTCCCTTGTCTCCCATAAACTCAGCAAATGTGTTTGCCGCTGCTGTTACTTGATCTAATAAACCTGAATTTATAAATGCAACTGCTAATGTACCACGAATTTTCTCCATAGTTTTGCCAAAATCAAGGATTGCATCACTTCTTTTCTTTGCATCCTTCTGATCTTGTATAAACTGCGCTTTTTCTTCTTCAGACATCTTTATCATCGCCTTGTTTTCTTCAATAACTTTAAATGCTTCTGCAAATGCAGGATTTAATTTAGTTAATGCTTCAACAGTTGTACCTTGCGATGTTGCAAACGCTGCTAAATCGTCTCTGACTCCGGTTACAAATTCTGTCATCTCTGCAGGATTCAAATTTTCAACATCTGTAGCTGTATTTCTAAATGTTTCACTCATATTCATTAAAGCTGCGGTAACATCGCCTTGAATAGTACCATCTG